AATGGAGTTCTTCATGTCTCGTGGCCTCAAGCACTTGATGGCAGATTTACAGGATTTCTAAACACATGACGTTGACGCGAAAGGAAATTCGGGAATTAAGTGTTGCTGTCAGCAATTACCAAACCCTGTGGGACGAGTGGTGTGCTACGAATGGCAAGCACTCGTCCCCTAATTCGATATATATCGATGCCAACATTCAAAACGTGAAGGCATTAGTCGAAAGAATCAAAGGATAATCACACAATGAGACTCTCAATTTCTGAAATTGTAGAAAAAGCAAGAAAACTGCCCACGGATAAAGAAAAGGTCGAGTGGTTGAAGAGTAAGGATAGCCAAGCTCTTCGCACGGTATTGAAGTACACATATGATGTCGACAACGTCACCTTTTTAATTCCTGATACCCCTCCGCCGTGGAAAAAGAACGATTATGTCGGTGTAGAAGGGATGCTATACAATGAAGCTCGACGTCTTCGTATTTTCGTCAAAGGAGGAGGGTACGATCAGCTTAATCAAGTTAAGCGTGAGCATCTGTTCATAAGTCTTCTCGAAGATATTAACAACGACGATGCGGAGCTTCTGTGTCAGATGATCAAACAGAAGCCCTTGGATGGACTTTCTAAGTCTGTCGTCATGGAGGCTTTTCCTAGCGAATTTTCCGTTGCCAGCACGGCCGGAAAGTGATAATGTATCTATACACGACCAACACAGGAGTTGAATACCAAAATGCCTAAGACTTTCAAACAGTTCCGTGACGATGACTGGGACGGTAATGAATGGGAGAGCGACGATGACGACCGTCGTCATAAGGATCGCAAACTACAGAGTCGGCGCGACCAACGTAAAAAGAAGGTTGGTGAAAAGTTTTCAGCTTTTGAAGAACGGGACGAATAAGCAGCGTCCCCTGAAAAGGAAAAACATGAAAAGACTATATATTGACCTCGATGGAGTGATGGCCGATTTTGATCGTTACTTCATCGAATCGTTTGGTGTTGCGAGTAGCACTCTCGACGATCCTACTCTATGGAAGTGGATCAACGGCCACGGAAACTTCTTCCGTAACCTACCGTTGTGTGATGGGGCACTTGACTTCTTCAATTCCGTCAGGCATCTCAACCCTACTATTCTGACGGCATGTCCGAAGACGAACTACACCGTAGCCGCAGTACAAAAGCGCGCGTGGGTATATGAACACCTTTCGGCTGATGTTACTGTCATCCCGATGATGGGTGGTAAGAACAAAGTGTTGTTTATGCACAATCCTGGCGACGTTCTGATTGATGACTTTGAGAAGAATTGCATTCCGTGGAGAGAGCACGGCGGGATAGCAATCCAACACAAGAATTTCGACAGCACGAAGAAGCAACTCGACTTGATTTTCGATGCTGCTGCTATCTACAGCCTCCAGCAACCACCAAGGGATTGACTATGAGTGACGTTCTTTTTGATAATGTAATCATCGTCGATTATGATGGAGTGTGTGCGTATTGGGAGCATGCGTTCGCTACGTGGATGTACGATAATGGATACGGGAAGCCTCGTTCTGGATATTACGAGCTCGACCGAAAATATGACATGCCTACCGAAAAGGTCAATTTTCTCGCAAAGATGTTTAACGAGAGTGCAGGGTTGTCACGTCTACCCCCAATGCGGGATGCGATGAAATACATTCGAAAACTGCATGAGGAACACGGATTCGTGTTCCATTGTATTTCTGCGATCCCCGACATCCCAGCATCGAGGGCTGCACGGTGGGAGAACATTCACCGTCTGTTTGGAATGACTGCGTTTGAGAAGCTCGTGCTGTGTGGTGATTCCCAGGCTAAAGATGGGCTGCTACACCACTATTCTGGATCCGAGTGTTTCTGGGTCGAGGATGTTCCTGAAAATGCTGAATATGGGTTGAAATACGGGCTTAAGCCGTTGCTCGTTAAGCAACACTACAACGAACAATACGTTAATCCTGCCATTCCAAAGGTTAGTAACTGGAAGGAAATTTACGAGTATGTGGTTGGAGAGAGAATCTTTCCAACATAAATACCTGTGTAGATCGTAAAGATATGCTTGAAGGGGCGGTCTATGAGACCGCCCCTATTTTTTATTTTAGGAGAATTCATGCCAGTCTACTCAATTCGCAACAACGAGACTGACGATCTGTTTGAAGTCAATATGAAGTACTCAGAATTCACAGAGTACTTAGAAGAAAACCCCCACTTACAGCAAGTATTTACAAGGTTTCCGGGAGTCGTTGACCCGATAAGCGTCGGTGCACGTAAAACCGACAGCTCTTTTCGCGATGTTTTAAGCAAGGCTAAATCAGCTCATATACACTCAACCATCGACTTCTAATCATAAGGGGTCGGATAAGGAGGCTTCATGTCCAACAAGCGTCTTACTAACAGACAGAAAAGACAACGAGATACGGAGATAGAAAACATCCTCAATAAGAAATTTGCCATGAAGCGAATTTCTCCGATGACAAAAAACCAAGAAAAGGTGGTCAAGGCTTACCACGATGGTTATCACATCGCAAATATTGGCAGCGCCGGCACAGGTAAAACATACCTTTCAATGGCACTAGCTCTCGAAGAGGTTCTCAAAAACGATACCTACGAACAAGTTATTATCATACGTTCGGCAGTGCAATCGAGAGAACAAGGGTTTATGCCTGGATCTTTGACCGAAAAGATGGGATACTATGAAACTCCATACCTGGATATTGTCAACGATTTGTTTGGAAGAGGTGACGCATATCAAATCATGAAGGGTAAAGGGATGTTGAAATTTATGTCGACATCGTTCGTTCGTGGATTGACATTCGACAATGCTATCATCATCGTGGACGAGTGTCAGAATATGACATATCAAGAGCTTGACACGGTGATCACGAGGGTCGGTGAAAGCTCAAGGATTGTTTTCTGTGGTGACATGAAGCAAGACGATCTAAAGATATCTAAGCATAGAGCTGACGTGTCGGGGTTGAAAGACTTCGTTCGTGTCATCGGCAAGATGAACGACTTTAAGGTCGTTGAGTTCACGACTGACGACATCGTTCGATCGGGATTGGTCAAACAATACCTGATCGCTAAAGAGAAAGAGCTAGAGATAGCGTGACAGTTAGCTACAGTATATCCAACACGGTGAATTTCGATGAAGTTGGGATCGGAACAACCGACCCACTGCTAGAGTTTCCTAGCATCTATGGAAATGCCGCGTTCGGATATACTGTAACGTTTTCTCACACGGGTGGGCCCGTAACAAACGTTAATTTGACTTTAGGCCCATCCTATACATCCACGTCTAGTATATCGTCAGACACAATACGTATAACGCGAAATACTTCCGAAACAATTTTCCCAGATGAGCAGTATAGATTTGCAAAATTCGATAACGACTTTAACAAGACTATCGAGACATATCTTCCGGGGGATGTCGATCAAGCAGATTCGAACACATCAATTTTCGCGTGGGAAACACCCAGCGACACGGAAGTAACTGGGACCTACACATTCAACATCTCATATACAGACATGGTAACTAACACGCAGATGACTGAGTCTAAATCGTATACACATACGCTAGTGTGGTCACTGTTTCCAGGATTGGCGATTTTACAAGAATTGGTGGACAGGAGTAGATACTAATGCCAGCAGTAGCGGTATGCGATGTAGATTCAATCGCAACAGGACACGCTTGTTCTTCTACAGCAAAAATTAAAAATAAGTCGGACGATAGGGTTACTATCGGAGGGAAACCCGTAGCTCTCGTCGGAGATTTAATTCAAATACACTCGATCAAGTCCGGAAAGTCGTGCGTTCCCCACCCAACAGCAGTAATCAATGCTGGCTCCTCTAAGGTGTTTGTAGGTGGCATTGCCGTGGCGCGGATCGGCGATTCGGCTGATCAGGGTGCCGTGATTTCAGGGTCGTCGAGCGTATACGCAGGCGGTTAATAAGAGGATATATAATGGCCCGAAAGTACATTGCTGTCGAGTACGACAGCGAAACTCAACAAAATATGAAACAATGGTGTGAGGTCAATGGATTGGATCTTGCATGTGGTTATAATGGCGAGCAGCGTGACCCTAACGATTTTGACTTCCATACAACAGTGTTTTATTCGATTAATGAAGCTGATCCCAAACAATCAAACGGCAAACATAAACTGGACAGATATCGAGCTGTTCCCACAGGATTTAAGCTTCTTGGAGAGAATGAGGACATTCCCGTGCTGCAACTTGCGGAAGAAGGGTATATCAAGCATTTACGTGAACATTTCAAACGTTTAGGACTTCGCGATCGATGGGACAACTACATTCCACATATGTCTCTATCATACTCCCGAACGAAGGTTGACTTCAATGGAATGGCGTTGCCCTCGTTTCCATTATACTTCGACAAGCTGGTCGTCAGAGACATTGAGGAATGATGTTCAAACACATCCCTGAAGTAAACCTACCGCATCTTGTCGATGAGATGACCGACCGTGGCAGAATATACGTCACTCCAGAAGGCAACCGCTATCCGTCTGTTACGACGGTTCTTTCGGCTGGAACAGATCATGCGTGGCTCGATAAATGGAAGAAGCGTGTTGGCACCGAAGAAGTAAGTAAGGTGCAAACGCAAGCATCGAGGCGCGGATCAGCCGTCCATGAACTGGCTGAGCACTACCTGAAAAACGATCCTAGCTACAAGAAAGGTCATATGCCTGTAAACGTGGCTAGCTTTTTTAAGATTAAGCCTCTGCTAGATCAACACATAGGTCTGATAGCGGGGCTTGAGTTGCCACTTTACTCCGATACCCTCCGAACTGCCGGACGAGCAGACTGCATTGCAAAATGGGATGGTGTGTGGTCGATTGTCGATTTCAAAACTAGCAAACGGATCAAGAGCAAAGACGACATCACGAATTACTTTCTGCAAGAGAGTTGCTACGCTCATATGTTCCTCGAACGTACAGGATTGGCGATACCTCAAATTGTTACCGTGATGACAGTCGATCATGAGGAGCCTCTGTTGTTTGTAGAGAAGACTGAAAACTACATCGACGAATTCAAAAGAATTCGTGAGCGAGTGTCGTTTTGATGTTGTGAAGCTGTGCGTTTGGTTGTATATTTTACATATAACCGAGGAGCACACCATGACTGTTTGGACCAAAGAAAAAATCGTCAACTTGCTCGAATGCAACGATGTCGCAATCGGCCGAGCTCTGCTTCGTCTCTACGAACGTCAGACGTTCGATGAGCAGCAAGTAAAAGATGCCAAGTACCGTAACAATAAGGGGTTCCGTCCTTGTCACGCTCGTATGGGTTCCGTCATGGCAGAATTCTTCCAAAACAAAGGATATCTGACGCCCAAGCAAGCTGCTTACTGGCGTGTCCGTGACAAAAAAGGTAACATGCGGATTGGGATCTATGCCAATCAGTTGATCGAATGCATTGGAGGTTCGAAATGAAAAAAGGTGAACTGCTTTCAAAAGCAATTCTTATTGCTACCAACGCTCACAACGGTCAGTTTGATAAAGGTGGCAATCCTTACATCCTGCACCCGCTGGCTGTCATGCGTCTCCTGGAAGAGACTGACGAGGAGTTGCAGTGTATCGCTCTTCTCCACGACGTGATCGAAGATACCAAAACGACTTTCCAGGATCTTCGCGATGCAGGAATGACCGACCGGATTATCGAAGCGGTTCGTCTGCTGACTAAAATGCCTGGTCAGACGTACGATGAATACAAGACCGGTGTATTCTCCAACGTCGATGCGATGAAGGTTAAAAAGGCTGATCTGACTCACAACACCGACGTGCGACGTCTCAAGGGCGTCGCGGAAAAGGATATCGAGCGGATGGCTCGTTACCATCGGTTTGTGTGGGAAATTCACTCTCACCTGTTGGGGAATACCAAATGATCACCCAACAAAAAGCCCGCGAAATGTTCGAAGCCAAGATGCGTTGGGTGGAGGAGCAAACCGGCAAAGACATCAAGAATGTTCTAATGATGAATGGCGGTCCACAACACTCCGAAATCGTATATGAGCAGATGTTTGCTTGCTACCTTGCGGGCATGCAAGCAGGCATCGATTGTATGATGGGACGGTGACGAATGAGTAACAAGATCAATCACCACCGGCCGAAGAACAAGCCAAAGGTCGATCGTCGGTATGAATACGATGCATATCATAACGGGTATGCGAGGACGACCTCAACTGAAAGGTTTCGCGACGGCGAGCTTATCCATCCGGAAAAGGTCGATGAATCCCAAACCCATGGAAACGGTCGTGTAGGACGGACTGGATATTTGGACAAATCCATGCACGGTCGCAAATGTGAGGTGTCGTTGCTTTCCGATCGTTCAATCGGCGCCTCGATCGGAAACGACTTTTGTAACGGACACCGTGGTATGGCTCGCGCAATCAAAGGTGCGAAGAAGTATGTCCGGACTCGAATCAGATTTCACGAAAATGCTGTAACTCGTCGAATGATGTCTGACGATTCATACGAATTAGACGGCTGATTCATTTTTACTACAAAATCGTGTTGACGTCATCGTTGAAAATATGCTATGTTACCGTTGAGAGAAACAAAAGGTTTGATCATGAGCAACATCGATAAAGTCCGTGCCAAGATTGCAGCACTTCTGAAAAAGACTGAATCCAACGGCGCTTCCGAAAGCGAAGCTGCTGCAGCAATGGCCATCGCATCCAAGTTGATGGCTGAGCACAGCGTCACGATGGAAGACATCAAGATGAACACTCAGGCTGCGCGTGAGTTCATCAAGCGTCGATTTAACGACGGTAAAAAGCTGTCAGTTATCGACTCCGTCGTGTCGACTGCAATTGCACGTTATACTGATACCAAGGTGTGGAACACCAAAGAATTCGCTGGATTCAAAAGCGGTCTTACATCTAAAGGCAATCGTCGGATGAAGACCGAATCCAATCTGACGTTCTACGGGTATGCGGTCGACGTCGAACTGGCTGAGTATATCTACAAAGTGTGCGAGGCAGCTATGGATACTGAGTGGAGTCGTTTTTCCGCGCGTGTCCCTCAAGGACAACGGAAGCAAGTTCGGTCTTCTTTTATGATTGGCATGGCCGTTCGTCTTCGTGATCGTCTCGACGACATGAAAGAGGACAACGTCGCTCGTACCAACGGCACCGATCTCGTCGTGCTGAAACAGCAGCTTGTTGAGATTGCCGCTAAGGAAGAGTTGAAGTTGAACCTGAAATCAGCTGGTTATGCTGGCGGCAGCACGAAAAACTTCTCGACAGACGCATTCGAAGC